CGCGAACATCCTCGCTAAGCAGGAGCGCATCAAGGCGGGGTCTGGCGAAAAGATGCGGAAGCCGGGCTCACCAGGTGCGCCGACCGCTGGCGCATTCCGCGAGTCGGCAAAGACTGCAAAGCCTGACAAGAAAAAATGATTGCCTGCGTCTTAAAGTCGGGCGGTGACTTCCTGCCAGCGCACGTTTACGCGTTGCAGGACATGTGCGACCGTTTCCTGCCGGGCGAGGAGTTCATCTGCCTAACCGACATGGAGCTGGACTGCCCGACGCTGGCGCTCGACCACGACTGGCCGGGCTGGTGGTCTAAGGTTGAGCTATTCCGTCTGCCGAGCGCGCTCTACATGGATCTTGACACAGTTCTGATTGGCGATTGCACCGAGCTGCTCGAGGCCGCCAGGCCGCACGACTTTGTGATCATGCGCGACGTCTACCGCGGCAAAGCGGATCCGCGGGCAATGCAATCCAGCCTGATGTGGTGGTCAAAACCGCACAAGTTCATTTACGACGCATTCAAGGCGGGCGACCGCTACTGCGAAGGGGGTGATCAGGTCTATCTGGAGTGGGCGCTACGAGGCCAGCCGGTTACATACTGGCAGGACATTACGGGTGGCATCGTCAGCTTCAAAGCCGACATACTGCCGAACGGGGTGCAGGCCGAGGATCGGTTAATCGCGTTTCATGGCAAGCCGCGGCCGTGGGAACAGACGAGAGTGCAATATGCGACTGCATGAGGGCTGGGCGGTTCCTGACGCTGACCAGTGCTGTATTCAAGCCGTTCTGGCCGAGGTGTGCGACTTGGGCGCGAGTCTTGATCTGTGCAGGGAATTTAGGACGGCGATACAGGCAGGCGGCAACGTGGGCGTGTATCCGGTGGCGTTAGCGCAGAAGTTTAAACGCGTCTACAGCCTTGAACCTGACGCAGCCAACTACGAGGCGCTGGCGCTCAATACCGACAGTCACCCGCGGATAGTGATTCGGCGGGCTGCGTTTGGCATGGAACACGGCAAGGCAGCGATAGACCAGATATTCCCCGACAACATCGGCGCGCATCAAATCAAAGAGGGCGCAGAGTTTGACGTCCTGCCGATCGACAGCCTGGGCGTTACCGACTGCGACCTGTTGCAGCTCGATGTCGAGGGATCGGAGCACTTGGCCATTTTGGGCGCTTTGGCAACCATCGAGGCGAGCTGGCCGGTGATTACGCTAGAACTCAAGGGCCACGGCGAGCGATACGGCTACACCGATAACGACACGATCAACCTACTGGCCGACATGGGTTACAAGATTGCCGACCGGGTAAACAGGGATGTGATATTTACTCATGGCTGAATCTGACCGCATAGCGGCTGCGCTGAGTTACGAGCAAGACCGTCCGGCGTTTGGCAACCCTAGCATGCTGGAACAAGGTCGCAAGATGCGCGAACGAAAGCAAGCCGAGCAGGTAGACCGGTCTGCTCAAAATGTAAAAAGCGACTTGCTGGCCAGAGCGTTGATGTATCGCTACAACCCGGAAACGCTGATCGGGCTGACTGACACGCCTGGACCGCAAACGCTAGACGAAGCCGCTGGATTAGATCCAAAGGTTACGAACCGCACTGCAATTATTCCAGATTGGTCAAGAAAAGAAGGTTGGACTAATTCGCAGGCGGGTGCCGATTTTGCCAAGCTTATGGCCGCATCTGATCCGCGGAATTCGTATTTGATGCAGCCGGAAGAAGCAATGCCGTTGGCAACCAACATGATGGGCGGCGGGGTTGTGGCGTCCAGGCTGGCTCCGGCGCCTGCTGGCTCGCTGGGGATGTTTATTGGCAAAACAGCTAAAAACTGGAATGCAGCAGCAGAAGCAAAAGCATTAGAAATGGAAAAGGCAGGCGCAAATCCTCAAGCAATATGGCAGGAAACCGGCACTTGGAAAGGGCCGGATGCAGCTTGGCGGCAGGAAATACCTGATAACTTGGCATTCCTTAAGGGCACAGGTAAGTTTGAAAATGTAATTATGAATGCCTATGACAGAGGCGTAGAAGCAACTAAAGGACAGCGCCCATTCTACCAACCATATACAACAAAAGTTGGCGATGTGTTGTCGCATGGAATATTGCAAGAAGCCTATCCTGAGTTGATGAGCATAGAAACACAAATGACCCCAAAAGGCTCAGGCAACAGGGGGATGCTTTCGATTGACGATGTTGGCAAACAAATTTTACACGTCAATGAAAATCTGCCTGCAAAACAAGCTGAATCAACAATGTTGCATGAGTTGCAGCACGCCATCCAAGAAAAAGAAAACTTTGGAAGGGGCGGTAGTTTAGAATTGGTTGTAAAAGAAGCAAATGCCGAAGCGGAAAAAATAGCCAAAAAATTAAATGAAATGAAGTACGGTTCAAAAGAATATGAAAAGTTGTACGAGCAATTTGTCAACGCAAGAAAAAATATAACGGTAGACCAAGCAAACGAGATGTATCGCCGCCTTGCCGGTGAAGCTGAAGCTAGGGCCACACAAAAGCGCCAAAACTTAACAAGTCAACAACGCCGAGCAGAGTTTCCCGAACGCTCTTATGACGTGCCAATTAACGAACTAATCATTAGGCGATAAACATGGATGAGCAAAGCACCGGCGTCGACAAGTGGCTCAACATCATCAGCCAGTACGACAACGAATTCAAGAAGTGGGAAGCCCGCAGCGCGAAGATCGTCAAACGCTACCGCGACGACAACCGCAGCCAGCACACGAACGAAACCGCCAAGTTCAACATCCTGTGGTCGAACGTGCAGACGCTGATCCCTGCGGTTTACGCCAAGCTGCCTAAAGCCGTGGCGGCGCGCAGGTTTGGCGACAATGATCCTGTCGGCCGCGTGGCCGGCGAGCTGATCGAGCGCGCACTGGATTTTGAGATCGAGCACTATCCAGACTTCCGGTCGACCATGAAGCACGCTGTCGAAGATCGGTTTCTTGGTGGTCGCGGGACTGCTTGGGTGCGCTACGAGCCGCATGTCAGGCAGCTGGGCATACCAGAGGACGGGTTGCAGGTAACGGAGGATGTCGAGAATGAGGCAGCCGAAGGCCAGACGCCCGACGGCGCGCCTAAACCTGAAAGTCAGGATTACACCGCTGGCGAAACCGAGCCGCAAGAAGAAATCGAGTATGAGTGCGCCCCGACTGATTACGTTTACTGGAAGGATTTCGGCCACAGCGTTGCGCGCACTTGGGAAGAGGTGACTTGCGTCTGGCGTTGGGTCTACATGACCAGAGATGCGCTGACCGAGCGTTTTGGCGCCAAGATGGCCAAGCAGATCCCGCTGGATTCCGGCGCCGAAACGCTGGCGACCTATGGCCAGAGCACGAAGGAGCGCACCAGGGCGAAGATTTGCGAGCTGTGGGACAAGGAATCGGGCAAAGTCTATTGGCTGTCCAAGAATTGCCCGACGCTGATAGACGAGCGCGACGACCCGCTAGAGCTTGACCAATTCTTTCCCTGTGCGCGACCGCTATACAGCACCACGACCAGCGACAGCCTTATTCCTGTGCCAGACTTTGTAATCTACCAAGACCAAGCGAACGAACTAGATATTCTGTCCGACCGCATTGACGGTCTGGTCAAGGCGCTGCGGATCCGCGGCGTTTACGACGCCAGCCAGCCGGCGCTGCAACGTTTGCTGACCGAGGGCGACAACAATACGTTGATTCCGGTCGACAAGTGGATGGCGTTTAGCGAAAAGGGCGGGTTGAAAGGCAGCATCGACATCCTGCCAATCGACATGCTGGCCAGCGCACTGATTAATTGCTACCGGGCGCGAGAGGACATAAAAGGCCAGATTTATGAGATTACTGGCATCAGCGACATCATTCGAGGCCAGAGCGCAGCAAGCGAAACCGCGACCGCACAGCAGATCAAAGGCCAATATGCCGGGCTCCGGCTGCGGAGCATGCAGGAGGAAGTGGCGCTGTTTGCCAGCGAGCTGATCCGGTTAAAAGCGCAGGTTATCTGCACTAAATTCCAGCCGCAGACGATTCTGCTCTACGCCGCTGCCGGCCAGATGAGCCCGGAGGATCAGGCAATGATCCCGCAGGCCATCGAGCTCATGCAGGGCAACCCGTTGCGAAACTTCCGCATAGAGGTCGATTCCGACAGCCTGGTGCAGCTGGACGAGCAACAAAACAAAAAGGATCGTGTCGAATTCATTACCGCGTTTGGCGGGCTGTTGCGCGAGGCGTTGCCGGTTGGCCAGTCCTCGCCGGAGCTGATCCCGATGCTGGTCGAGGTAATGAAATTCGGCATCAGCGGATTCAAGCAGGCCAAACCGATAGAGGGAACATTGGATTCTGCGCTCGACCAACTGAAAGAGAAACAGAAGCAAGCCGCGGCAAATCCCCAGCCTGCACCACCGAACCCTGAAATGATGCAGATTCAGGCGACGCAGCAGCTGGAGCAGGCCAAGATGCAAGCGACCGCACAATCCGACCAGATGCGGGCGCAGGCCGACATGCAATCGGCGCAGATGAAGGCACAGCTCGACAGTCAGATTGCACAGGCGAAGATTGAGGGCGAGATGCAGCTGGCGCAGATGCAGGCGCAGATCGACGATCAGAAAATGCGCCACGAAATGGAAATGAAGGCGCAAACCGCTGCGGCAGAGGACGAGTTTAACCGTTGGAAAGCCGAGCTTGAGGCTGCGACCAAAGTATTGGTTGCGCGAATTGGTGCAAATCCGGGCGTGGATGTGCCTTTGGTTGAGGCAGCAACGGCAGCCAGCGACAGGATTGCCTCAGAGCTTGGCGGCAATGTGCAAAACGCTTTGCAGACGATGGCAGCTATGCACCAAAACATGAACGATATGCAAAACGCAACAATGGAGAAAATGGACAATGTTATGTCGGCCGCAACCGCTAAAAAACGGATTATTCGCGGTCCTGATGGCAAGGCTGTCGGAGTTGAGATTGTTCAATGAACGGCGGTTGGGACACAGGCACTTGGGACGATGCAACTTGGGATTATGTAACCCCAATCGTCGAATTTGACACGCACGACGGCGACTATCTTAAAAAGAAGTTTGCAAAAGAGGTAGCCGACGCATCCAGACGCAAGGCCGAGATTGTTTATGCGTTTGAGCGAATAGTAGAGGGCAGGCCGGAGGCGGCGGCAGAGATTGCCGAGCCGTTTATGGAAACGATGGCCAGCACCGAGCCGGCAATAGATTACGACCGGATGTTGGCCGATTTAGACAGAGTGCAGCGGATATGGGATCTGCACCTTGAATTAGACGATGAGGACGTTTTAGCGCTGATATGAGGAAAACCTACATCCAGATCGACGGCAAGCTGGTCGAGAAGTCAAAGTATTACGCCGAGCCGGTGGCGCCGGGCATCATGCCGGACATCCAGCCTTATCAAAGCATGGCTGACGGCAGCATGATCACCAGCCGCAGCCAGCACCGGGCGCATCTCCGGCAGCACAACTGCATCGAGATTGGCAACGAAAAAATGGAAACCAAGCCGACGCAGGTAAAAGACACGCGGCGCGAGGTTTTAAGGGAGCAAGTGGCCAACATGACGCACGACCAGGCTAACCGCGTGCTGGCCAAGCTGCGCGACGATATTCGTTTTATCCGTAGATAACCCCCACAGGGAGCAAAAAATGTCTGATCTAAATGAGATTGTGCCAGTAGATAACGCCGACAGCCGCCGTGAGATGCTTTCCCAGCAGTTTGATGAAGTCGCAGAGGCCGCGCCGGAACCGGCAAGGGTTGAACCGGCAAGGGCTGAAAAGCCGCGGGATGAGGCTGGCAAGTATGCCAAACCTGCGCCACAAGTAAAGGCAGAGCCCACCGAGCCGGCCGA